TGGTGGGGATTGTCGGGAGTATCGGCAGCGCCATTGGCGGGGCTGTTGGTGGCGGCGCATCCGCGTCAGGCGGTACAGCCATTCAGGCCGCTGCGGCGAAATTCCATTTTGCAACCGGAGGATTTACGGGAACCGGCGGCAAATATGAGCCAGCGGGGATTGTTCACCGTGGTGAATTTGTCTTCACGAAGGAGGCAACCAGCCGGATTGGCGTGGGGAATCTCTACCGGCTGATGCGCGGCTATGCCACCGGTGGTTATGTCGGTACACCGGGCAGTCTGGCTGACAGTCCGGTCGCAGGCGTCCGGGACGTTTGAGCAGAATAACCATGTGGTGATTAACAACGACGGCACGAACGGGCAGATAGGTCCGGCTCGCTCTGAAGGCGGTGTATGACATGGCCCGCAAGGGTGCCCGTGATGAAATTCAGACACAGATGCGTGATGGTGGCCTGTTCTCCGGAGGTGGACGATGAAAACCTTCCGCTGGAAAGTGAAACCCGGTATGGATGTGACATCGGCCCCTTCCGTCAGGGAGGTGCGCTTTGGTGATGGCTATTCCCAGCGTGTGCCTGCCGGGCTGAACGCTGACCTGAAAACGTACAGCGTGACGCTGTCTGTCTCCCGTGAGGAGGCCACGGCGCTGGAGTCGTTTCTGGCTGAGCACGGGGGCTGGAAGGCCTTTCTGTGGACGCCGCCTTATGGTTACAGGCAGATAAAGGTGACCTGCGCAAAATGGTCGTCGCAGGTCAGTATGTTGCGTGTTGAGTTCAGCGCAGAGTTTAAACAGGTGGTGAACTGATGCAGGATATCCGGCAGGAAACACTGAATGAATGCACCCGTGCGGAGCAGTCGGCCAGCGTGGTGCTCTGGGAAATCGATCTGACAGAGGTCGGTGGTGAACGTTATTTTTTCTGTAATGAGCAGAACGAAAAAGGTGAGCCGGTCACCTGGCAGGGGCGACAGTATCAGCCGTATCCCATTCAGGGGAGCGGTTTTGAACTGAATGGCAAAGGCACCAGTACGCGCCCCACGCTGACGGTTTCTAACCTGTACGGTATGGTCACCGGGATGGCGGAAGATCTGCAGAGTCTGGTCGGCGGAACGGTGGTCCGGCGTAAGGTTTACGCCCGTTTTCTGGATGCGGTGAACTTCGTCAACGGAAACAGTGACGCCGATCCGGAGCAGGAGGTGATCAGCCGCTGGCGCATCGAGCAGTGCAGCGAACTGAGCGCGGTGAGTGCCTCCTTTGTACTGTCCACGCCGACGGAAACGGATGGCGCTGTTTTTCCGGGACGTATCATGCTGGCCAACACCTGCACCTGGACCTATCGCGGTGACGAGTGCGGTTATAGCGGTCCGGCTGTCGCGGATGAATATGACCAGCCAACGTCCGATATCACGAAGGATAAATGCAGCAAATGCCTGAGCGGTTGTAAGTTCCGCAATAACGTCGGCAACTTTGGCGGCTTCCTTTCCATTAACAAACTTTCGCAGTAAATCCCATGACACAGACAGAATCAGCGATTCTGGCGCACGCCCGGCGATGTGCGCCAGCGGAGTCGTGCGGCTTCGTGGTGAGAACGCCGGAGGGGGAAAGATATTTTCCCTGCGTGAATATCTCCGGTGAGCCGGAGGAGTATTTCCGGATGTCGCCGGAGGACTGGCTGCAGGCAGAAATGCAGGGGGAGATTGTGGCGCTGGTCCACAGTCACCCCGGTGGTCTGCCCTGGCTGAGTGAGGCCGATCGGCGGCTGCAGGTGCAGAGTGATTTGCCGTGGTGGCTGGTCTGCCGGGGGGCGATTTACAAGTTCCGCTGTGTGCCACATCTTTCTGGGCGGCGCTTTGAGCACGGGGTGACGGATTGTTACACGCTGTTCCGGGATGCTTACCATCTGGCGGGGATTGAGATGCCGGATTTTCATCGCGAGGATGACTGGTGGCGTAACGGTCAGAATCTCTATCTGGATAATCTGGAGGCCACAGGGCTGTATCAGGTGCCGTTGTCAGCGGCGCAGCCGGGCGATGTGCTGCTGTGCTGTTTTGGTTCGTCGGTGCCGAATCATGCCGCCATTTACTGTGGTGACGGCGAGCTGCTGCACCATATTCCTGAACAACTGAGCAAACGAGAGAGGTATACCGACAAATGGCAGCGACGCACACACTCCCTCTGGCGTCACCGGGCATGGCACGCATCTGCCTTTACGGGGATTTACAACGATTTGGTCGCCGCATCGACCTTCGTGTGAAAACGGGGGCTGAAGCCATCCGGGCGCTGGCCACGCAGCTTCCGGCGTTTCGCCAGAAACTGAATGAGGGCTGGTATCAGGTGCGCATTTCCGGGCGTGATGCAGGCGAAAACGAATTATCTGCCCGTCTTAATGAGCCGCTGGCAAATGGTGCCGTGATCCACATCGTACCGCGTCTGGCGGGTGCCAAAAGTGGCGGTATTTTTCAGGCAGTGCTGGGTGCGGCGCTAATTGCTACGGCAATCTGGATGCCGGGGCTTAGTATTGTTGCAAGTAATCTCATGTTCTCTCTTGGGGCAGGTATGGTTTTAGGCGGTGTTGCGCAGATGCTGGCACCGAAAGCCAAAACGCCTAAAGTGTCAGCCACTGATAACGGTAAGCAAAATACCTATTTTTCCTCATTGGATAACATGGTTGCCCAGGGCAATGTCCTGCCTGTTCTGTACGGTGAAATGCGCGTGGGGTCACGTGTGGCATCTCAGGAGATCAGCACGGCAGATGAAGGGGATGGTGGTCAGGTTGTGGTAATTGGGCGGTAATATTATTTACTCATGTTCTAACTGATTTAATATTTATATCGAACACTGATAATTATTCTGTTGGTTAGCTATATGAACAAAACGATTTTATTCTGCACGATTATTGCCTTAACAGGATGTAAATCTTTGGATTACGTAAAATCCGGCAAGCCTGTAATGGAAGGTAATTCATTAAAAAATATTGATGAATTGTCAGGCTGCATATCTAGACAATGGGCTGGTAATGGAACACCTATAACATCCATTCCTATTGAGAATGGGGTAAGCCTTTTAGTTCCACAGGCTATGGGTGGGTATGATGTTGTGCTTGATATCAAAAAAGCAGGAAATGGCAGTAGTTTTACTCTTTATGAACGCGTACCAGCATTAACGCCAAAAATTTTTGCTGATAGTGTTAATGCATGTAAATAATAGTTAATCCTGCCGTAACTCATGAGCCGCCTTTTGGGCGGCTTTGTTGTTTATGGAGTGTGAGGAATGGGTAAAGGCAGCAGTAAGGGGCATACCCCGCGCGAAGCGAAGGACAACCTGAAATCCACGCAGTTGCTGAGTGTGATTGATGCCATCAGTGAAGGGCCGATTGAAGGTCCGGTGGATGGATTAAAAAGCGTGCTGCTGAACAGTACGCCGGTGCTGGACAGTGAGGGGAATACCAATATATCCGGCGTCACGGTGGTGTTCCGGGCAGGTGAGCAGGAGCAGACTCCGCCGGAGGGGTTTGAATCCTCCGGTTCCGAGACGGTGCTGGGTACGGAAGTGAAATATGACACGCCGATCACCCGCACCATCACGTCGGCAAACATCGACCGTCTGCGCTTTACCTTCGGTGTGCAGGCACTGGTGGAAACCACCTCAAAGGGGGACCGGAATCCATCGGAAGTCCGCCTGCTGGTTCAGATACAGCGTAACGGTGGCTGGGTGACGGAAAAAGACATCACCATTAAGGGTAAAACCACTTCACAGTATCTGGCCTCGGTGGTGGTGGATAACCTGCCGCCGCGCCCGTTCAGTATCCGGATGCGCAGGATGACGCCGGACAGCACCACAGACCAGCTGCAGAACAAAACGCTCTGGTCGTCATACACCGAAATCATCGATGTGAAACAGTGCTACCCGAACACGGCACTGGTCGGCGTGCAGGTGGATTCGGAACAGTTCGGCAGCCAGCAGGTGAGCCGTAATTATCATCTTCGCGGGCGTATTCTGCAGGTGCCGTCGAATTATAACCCGCAGACGCGACAATACAGCGGTATCTGGGACGGAACGTTTAAGCCGGCATACAGCAACAACATGGCCTGGTGTCTGTGGGATATGCTGACCCATCCGCGCTACGGCATGGGGAAACGTCTTGGTGCGGCGGATGTGGATAAATGGGCGCTGTATGTCATCGGCCAGAATTGCGACCAGTCGGTGCCGGATGGCTTTGGTGGCACGGAACCGCGTATCACCTGTAATGCGTACCTGACCACGCAGCGCAAGGCGTGGGATGTGCTCAGTGATTTCTGCTCGGCGATGCGCTGTATGCCGGTATGGAACGGGCAGACGCTGACGTTCGTGCAGGACCGGCCATCGGATAAGGTGTGGACCTATAACCGCAGTAATGTGGTGATGCCGGATGATGGCGCGCCGTTCCGCTACAGCTTCAGCGCCCTGAAGGACCGTCATAATGCCGTTGAGGTGAACTGGATTGACCCGAATAACGGCTGGGAGACGGCGACAGAGCTTGTGGAGGATACGCAGGCCATTGCCCGTTACGGTCGTAACGTCACGAAGATGGATGCCTTTGGCTGTACCAGCCGGGGGCAGGCACACCGCGCCGGGCTGTGGCTGATTAAAACGGAGCTGCTGGAGACGCAGACCGTGGACTTCAGTGTGGGCGCAGAAGGGCTTCGCCATGTACCGGGCGATGTTATTGAAATCTGTGATGATGACTATGCGGGTATCAGCATCGGTGGCCACGTGCTGGCGGTGAACAGCCAGACCCGGACGCTGACGCTCGACCGTGAAATCACGCTGCCATCTTCCGGCACCACGCTGATAAGCCTGGTTGACGGGCAGGGGAGTCCAGTCAGCGTGGAGGTTCAGTCCGTCACCGACGGCGTGAAGGTGAAAGTGAGCCGTGTTCCTGACGGCGTTGCTGAATACAGCGTATGGGGGCTGAAGCTGCCGACGTTGCGCCAGCGCCTGTTCCGCTGCGTGAGTGTCCGTGAGAACGACGACGGCACGTACGCTGTCACAGCCGTGCAGCATGTCCCGGAAAAAGAGGCCATCGTGGATAACGGGGCGCACTTTGACGGCGACCAGAGCGGCACGGTGAATGGTGTCACGCCGCCAGCGGTGCAGCACCTGACTGCCGAAGTCACCGCAGACAGCGGGGAGTATCAGGTGCTGGCGCGATGGGACACACCGAAGGTGGTGAAGGGCGTGAGCTTCCTGCTCCGTCTGACCGTAACAGCGGACGACGGCAGTGAGCGGCTGGTCAGCACGGCCCGGACGACGGAAACCACATACCGCTTCACGCAACTGGCGCTGGGGCGTTACACGCTGACAGTCCGGGCGGTAAATGCGTGGGGGCAGCAGGGCGATCCGGCATCGGTATCGTTCCGGATTGCGGCACCGGCAGCGCCTGTCACTATTGAACTGATACCAGGGTATTTTCAGATAACAGCGGTCCCGAAACTGGCTGTATATGACCCGACGGTGCAGTTTGAGTTCTGGTTCTCGGAAAAGCGGATTATCGATATCAGGCAGGTTGAAACCAGCGCGCGTTATCTTGGTACGGCGCTATACTGGATAGCCGCCAGTAGCAATATTAAGCCGGGTTATGATTATTACTTTTATATCCGCAGCGTGAACACCGTTGGTAAATCGGCATTTGTGGAGGCCGTCGGTCGGGCGAGCGATGATGCGGAAGGTTATCTGAATTTTTATAAAGGGTTGATCAATAAAACGCATCTCGGCAAGGAACTGCTGGAAAACTTTGAGCTGACGGAAGATAACGCCAGCAAACTGGAGGAGTTTTCGAAAGAGTGGAAGGACGCTAACGATAAATGGAATGCCATGTGGGGCGTCAAAATTGAGCAGACCAAAGACGGCAAACATTATGTCGCGGGTATTGGCCTCAGCATGGAGGACACGGAGGAAGGCAAGCTGAGCCAGTTTCTGGTTGCCGCTAACCGTATCGCGTTTATTGACCCGGCAAACGGGAATGAAACGCCGATGTTTGTGGCGCAGGGCAACCAGATATTCATGAATGACGTGTTCCTGAAACGCCTGACGGCCCCCACCATTACCAGCGGTGGCAATCCACCGGCATTTTCCCTGACACCGGACGGAAAGCTGACTGCTAAAAATGCGGATATCAGTGGTAGTGTGAATGCGAACGCCGGGACGCTCAACAACGTCACGATTAATGAGAACTGTCGGGTTCTGGGAAAACTGTCCGCGAACCAGATTGAAGGCGATCTCGTTAAAACAGTGGGCAAAGCTTTCCCCCGGGATTCCCGTGCACCGGAGCGGTGGCCATCAGGGACCATTACCGTCAGGGTTTATGACGATCAGCCGTTTGACCGGCAGATTGTTATTCCGGCGGTGGCATTCAGTGGCGCTAAGCATGAGAGAGAGCATACTGATATTTACTCCTCATGCCGTCTGATAGTGCGGAAAAACGGTGCTGAAATTTATAACCGTACCGCGCTGGATAATACGCTGATTTACAGTGGCGTTATTGATATGCCTGCCGGTCACGGTCACATGACGCTGGAGTTTTCGGTATCAGCATGGCTGGTGAATAACTGGTATCCCACAGCAAGTATCAGCGATTTGCTGGTTGTGGTGATGAAGAAAGCCACCGCAGGCATCAGTATCAGCTGAATTTTATAACCCATATACGGGCGCCAGAAATGGCGCCTTTTTTATTGCAGAAAAGCGAGAGGTAATTATGCGTAAACTTTATGCCGCCATTTTGTCCGCAGCCATTTGTCTGGCCGTATCCGGTGCGCCTGCATGGGCGTCTGAACATCAGTCCACGCTGAGCGCGGGGTATCTTCATGTCTCGACGAACGTTCCCGGCAGCGATGATCTGAACGGGATTAACGTGAAATACCGTTATGAGTTTACGGACACACTGGGGATGGTGACGTCGTTCAGCTATGCAGGAGACAAGAATCGCCAGCTGACCCATTACAGCGATACCCGCTGGCATGAAGATTCCGTTCGTAACCGCTGGTTCAGCGTGATGGCGGGGCCCTCTGTGCGCGTGAATGAATGGTTCAGTGCGTATGCGATGGCGGGCGTGGCTTACAGCCGTGTGTCGACTTTTTCCGGGGATTATCTCCGCGTAACTGACAACAAGGGGAAAACGCATGATGTGCTGACCGGAAGTGATGACGGTCGCCACAGCAACACGTCTCTGGCGTGGGGGGCTGGCGTGCAGTTTACCCGACCGAATCCGTGGCCATTGATATTGCTTATGAAGGTTACGGCAGTGGCGACTGGCGCACTGACGGTTTCATCGTGGGTGTCGGCTATAAATTCTGATTAGCCAGGTAACACAGTGTTATGACAGCCCGCCGGTTCAGGCGGGCTTTTTTGTGGGGTGAATATGGCAGTAAAGATTTCAGGTGTACTGAAAGACGGCACAGGAAAACCGGTAGAGAACTGCACCATTCAACTGAAAGC